AGCACTATCTTCCAAAATATCTTGAGAGAAACCGATACTAATTGCAGTAGAGAATGGAAACGATTGTAACGAACCACCAGTATTAAATAACTGAGTATTGTTGATATCATCAGCATTAACATTAGTAATCGCAACACCAGTAACAGTACCAGTTTGGTCAATATTGGTTACAGGTTTTGTTGTCAACGTATCACCAACAAACGCTAAGAGTTCGTCAGCCAGTTTACCGTTCTTAACTGAACCTGCAGCAAATTCAATATCAGAGTCTTGACGTAAGTTATACTGAACCCAAGCATACAATTCTTGGTTAGTTAAAGGCGTTGTTCCATCAACTCCCGATGCAGACCTAATCTTAACACCAAAGTTATAAGGACCACCCAATAAGTCTTCTGAGTAACCGAAAGTGTTAGATAACTCATCAACTGCAAGATATTCAATGGTTGAACCATCACCTGTAGTAGAATATTTTTGACCGGCTGCTTTTGCGGCTTCAATTGTCGCATCAGATACTCCACCAGCACCAGTAATTTTAAGGTCATTACCTTCAACCAATGGGAATCGTTGAGTGTTATAAGGAAGTGTTGTACCAGCTGACAAACCGATGTCTACTGTATCTGTTTGGTCGTATGTTTTACCTTCTTGACGAATGAACAAACGAAGAATATCACCTCTGTAATCTAATTCAGATACGCCGTTTGCATCACTGTCTTTGTAAGTCAATACAGCTTGGTTTACTTCGCCTGGGAAGTCATAGTTAAACGGACCTGCTTTTGATGTACCATTCGCAGAATCGAAGAACGCATAATAAACAAAATCTTGGTCACCAGCATCGTTTTGGTTTTGGTCACCGTCAATGTTACCCAAAGAAATTGTACCAATATACTGACGTTTCAATGTGGTATCGTCAGTACTAAATTCTCTCCAACCAGCAGTACGAATTAATGAACGTGATGAATCGTCAGCAGGTGACCATCCAAAACGCCATTCGAACTGTTCTGGTGTGATAGCGACAAGTGGGAAAGGATATGCGATTAACGATTTGCCGTTCGGATCATCTTTCCATTCCTGTTTAAGAAAGCTGTAAAGCGACTGAAGGGTTACACCCGTTTCATCGAGTGTAGGTCCTTTAGGCGCTGCACTATTATTACGAATCTTAATTGTTCGTAATGCAGTGTCGATGTAGACGCTTGCCCCTGCTGAGTCAACAGCATTGTCAAACAACCCATCTGGATCTACAATTGTTGGCATTTTAGTATCTCCTACGTAGAAATAATTATTTGTTTACATGTAAGTTAAGGTTTGTGCACCCTGTTATTTATAATTATGAATAAGTAAACGTAACTCTATCATCCCATATTTTATCAAATTCAGCAGTTCCATCTGCCCATAAAATATTGTAGTCATTACCAACTTCTTCGATACGTTTGATTCGCCATTTTGGTTGATCCACATTAGTACCAGGCAAAGCTTCACCTATGTAATAAAACGTCCCTTCCTGATCTATTAATTTGTTATACTGCACTTCTAATTCCGCTTTTAATCTGTCCAACACATTTACGAAAGAATCCGCAATAAATTTTTTCTTAGTTGGGTCATAGATTAATATCGCATCATCTACAACTCCTTTTAATGCCGCTTTATCAACATCAGCATTATCAACCAATTTGTAAGAACCACCACCGCCGATAGTGCTTAAAGATTGATTGATTCTATCAATCTGTTTTTGTATACTATTATCTACTCTAGATGCGTTTTCCGTTAATTTTTTATTAAAAGATTTTAACGCTTCTTCAAACTCGTTTCTATAATCTGGTGCAGGTGTTCCGGGTTCACCTTTTTCCCCTCGTTCTCCCTTTTCGCCACGAAGTCCAGTATCTCCCTTGTCTCCTTTGTCACCCTTGGGTCCCTGTGGGCCCAAGTCTCCCTTGGTTCCATCAATGCCGCGATCACCTTTTTCACCCCTGCTACCAGTTGCTCCAGTGTCTCCCTTGGGTCCTTGATCTCCCTTATCACCTTTATCACCCTTTAATCCCTGCGGCCCTTGTAATCCTTGTGGTCCTTGTTCGCCACGTTCTCCTCGTTCTCCATCCTTGCCAGCAATTCCAGCAACACCTTGAAGTCCCTGTTCACCTTGTTCGCCGCGTTCGCCAGTATCTCCTTTCTCGCCAGTAGGTCCGACTGGTCCAATAGCGCCATCGGAACCACGTTCTCCGCGTTCTCCTTTATCGCCTTTATCACCTTTGACACCCTTATCTCCTTTAAGACCCTGTTTTCCATCACGACCTACGGGCCCTTGTATGGTCTGCACTTCTTCAAGGACATTGTATATTTTATTTTCTAATTTTTCAATTTCTCTCTGCGTATGTACAACTGAAAACGCAGTAGAAATCGTATCAATCTTGCTCATTGATTCGTGCCATATACCTTGTCATTTCTTCAAGTAATTCATCTTCATGTGTAGGTATATATTTTTCTTTTTTCTCTTCTGGTTCTTTAGCAGGGTTCTCCTCCTCATCTGGAACAGGGGTATTCTGGGGTTTCTGTGGTCTCTCTTCGTCACCGCCTCCCATTCCAGGCAAATCAACTCCCCCATCGTCACCTTCACTCTCAATTTGTTTTTGAATATCTTCGATATCTTCTTCAGACATTCTCAAAACATTTTTCCAAATCCACTCTTTACTTAGATAATTGCCAACGAACTGATCTACTTCGTTGAGAAGACCGATTCGTTCACGCATAATTTCCGTTTCTTTGAGTTCAGTGAAATGGTTGTCTTTAACGAAATCTACAACAATATCATTTCGCCACGTTTCCCAATCCTGTTCCGTGATGATACCTTTTAACAGAAGTTGTTTACGAAGAATGCCCAAAAACACCTGAGAGAATTTTCTACGAAGACGGTCAACAAACTTTTGTAGTTTAACTTCGTCTCGTGAAATTTCAGTTGCACGACCAAGAGAGAACTGGGCTTCTTGTTCTAAACGATTAACCGGAACATTTAATGCACGATATAATTTTTTCTGAAAGTAAATGATGTCGTCAATCTGACCAAGGTTGTCACCACCAGGCAACGTAGAAATCTCTGTTCCACGACCACCTTCTCGACGAGGCAACCAGAAGTCTTCAAGCATTGACATGTGCTTGCGATCGTCTTTGAGTTCACCAGTGTTCGCATCGTATACTAATTTGTTACGATACTTAGCCATAATATCTTTCATATACTGTTCAGACTTACCACGAGGCAAGTTACCCACGTCGATATAAAAAATACGTCTTTCCGGTGCACGTGCAAGACGATAGATGACCATAGAGTCTTCCATCATTCTTAACTGGTTGATTGGTTTTAATGCTTTGTGTAGATGTGATACTACTTTCTTCTTTGTCTCATCGAGTAAACCGGATGTAACATAACTGATTGAATCAGTAGAAAGTTTAACCGCTGATGATTGTTGTCCAGGCTTGTCTTCGTAAATATAAAACTCTTCTACCGACTCAACAATCTTTGCGCCCGTTGCAGGGTCTTTTTTATACTTTACATTTTTAACTTTACGAATCTTTGCGGCATCAATGTGTCTAACCTCTTGAATACCAGCTTTAAGATTGGATTCGTTCACAAGTAAGTGATGATAAATTCTTCCATCAACATACCATGAACGAAAAATATCGTGACCATTATCGTTGAACTTCAACATTGACACGATATTTTCGAATTCTTCTTGAATTTGATCTTTGATTTTATCGGGGGCTTCTACATCTTCCAATGATAGTTCAACATTAGATCTTAGTTCAGAAGCAGTAATGGATTCGTTGACAATTTCTTCAATTGCCATGTCCACTTCTGGATGTGTTGCGACTCCACGATAACGTAGTATTAATTGGTGATTGTCTTTTGACTGGTCACCTTCCATGTTAATATACTGACCATAATGACCAGCGGCAGTAGTGACATATCCAGCACCATCGTCATCCGTAGGAGGAACAATAGAGGAAAGTTTTTCTTTCTTCTGTGCTTGTGTCCTGCGTAGTTCAAAACCGAATAATTTAAAGATACTATCGTCTGCCATATCTGTGTCCAAAAAGTAAAAATAAAGGGACTCCCGAAGGAGTCCCGATTATTTAGTAGAGATTTAAGATGTTGTGTTCGACTCCCAGTATTGAATCTGGAATTCTACTGTGAATCTTTCAATCTCGTTCTCTGTTGCATATGAAAGGTCTATTGGTGCAACATTGGTCGGGAAACAACCACGGAAGTTGTAACGCTTAATGGTGGTACCATCTTTATCCAACTGATCTACAAAGAGGTCAGCTTGATAATCGATGGGATTGACCAAACCAGTGTTTGCTGAATGTGCGTTCATGCCATTCATCCATCTCTCCATTGAATCTCGAACAGTGAAATCAGTATCATTGATTACTGTTACTGTCCAAGGTTCAAACGTTCTGTCACCAGCTATTTTCAACTGACGACCGCGAAACGGGACTGTTACCAGTCCCATAGTTGAGGCGGGTAACTGAGCAGCTTCGCATAAAAATGATGTCAGTTCGACATCACCTCCAGCGTAAGCTGGGAAGTTAACAGTTGCTTGGAACAGATTCGGCCTAGCACCACCACCTCTCAGTTTTGACTTAAAGTCATCGACTCCTAAAATTGCCATTTAAATTCTCCTTATGGTTGTGCTTAAACCGTACCAACTACTTCACTGAAATCAACTCCGGTGCGAACTGCAACGAAATTAAGAGTGATGTAGTTAATAGAACGAGCAGGTTTGACAAATACTGAACAAACAAACTCGTTACGGTCAATTACTGCAGCAGTATTGTTTGTTTCATCACAAACCACTCGGAAATCTGTAACACCTCTTCGACCCTGAATTTCTCTCAGGAACGGTTCAACGATATTAACAAACTCTGCACGAGTGAATTCATCATTGAATTCAAACATTACGTTTCTTGCAGCGCGTTCGATTGACCTTTCAATTGCGAGGAACAATCGGCGGACATTAATACGATCGAAAGCTGATGGGCGAGATTCTTTAGTCTTATCACCAAAAAGAATAATACCCTGACCAGGCAAGTTTACAATCGGATTAATTCCAACTTTGTACAATGTATCTCTTTGTGACTTACTAGCTGAATAAGCCAAGGAAGTAACTCCAAAATATTGACCCCTTCTTTGACCAGCGGGTGAGAACCACGGTGCAGCGACAGCATCAGTTGATGCCATCAAACCAGCAGTGCCAGGAGCAGCCGGGATAAACACATATTGGTCATTATACTTATCATATACCTTAAAGTAGTTATTATCTACAATCAGGTAAGATGATGCTGTGAAATTTGCAATACCACCAGTCGTTGCGGTTACTGCTGCTGCAGCAGTTAGACCAACAACATCTTCTCTAGCGGGTGAAGTAACAACAACACAGTCTTTACGCAGAGATGCTGCCGTACTTACAAGGTCGTTAACAACCGTAGTTTGGTCAGCAGTAGCAGTCATACCACGAGCGATTAAGAAATCCACCTGAATGTTTTCTTTACTTTCAAACTCGTCGAATCCTTTCGCAACATCACCAGTATCAATTGCAGGACCATTAGAACCACCGCCTAACCTAAACGTATGAATAGTTGGTGTGGTCGGTTCAAAGTCTGTTCCTGCTGCGGTTGATGTGAAGTTATAATCTTCAGCTGCTGCACCGTCATGTTTGTTTAGGGATATTGCCCAAACATAACTTGAACGATTGTTAATAACATCAATAACGTGGTTATTAGAACCATCTACAGTCTTGCCGTCTGTTGCAAAAGATAAGAACGGGAAGGTTTCTAAAACAGCACCTACTGTGCCAGTTAAAGTGCCGTTTTCGTCTACTACGACAGCGTGAACTTCATCGTCTGCACCACTAACGGAAGTAGCGTACTGTGAAGTACCTGGCGCTGCATCGAAATAACTGGCGTATGCCCAACCATCAAACAAAGTTGTATCGTTTGACTTAGCAGGACACAGTTCTACTCTGAGACTGTTACCAGCATCGCCCGGATACTTTGCAATGAATGTATGGAATTTGGCGGCGTCTTTGAGACCAGCTGCTGTGTTCTGAATATCGAAATCGTCGGCATTCTTAACCAATGGTTTAGATACTAAAACACCTACTTCATCTGAATCATATGCATTTAATGCGCCTGTGTTAGCAGTATCATCTACTGTACGTGATACAAAAAGACTTGTTGAGTATTGCAAAAAGTTTGCGGCAGACAAAAAGTCTACTGCGTTTGTTGTGCTTGGAGACCCGAACGTCGAAACCAAAGTTGCTTCGTTATCCACGAGCGTTGGTTGATGTACCGGACCCCAAGAAAATTCTCCTACATAAGCACCAGTTGAAGTTGTGACTGAAGGGACAACCCCCGTTAAGTCAATTTCTTTAACAGTAATGCTGGGAGACGCTGATGGGGTAAAAAGAGCCATAATCGTTTCCTTTTCTTTATTAGCTAATAATAAGATTTACATAATACGAATATTCAATGTATTTATTTATATTTGTGGGGTTTTTAGAAAGGGTCGTGAAAAAGTTGCCATCCTTGTCGATCTATCTCTTCTCGTTGTTCAATCATATCAATTTGAGATGAACCATCGTCTATAAAACCAAATGGAACAATATCATCTTCTATCTCTTGCATTCTGTTTTCAAACATCATCTGTTTGAGGTTGATATCAGTCATATCAGCAAACATTTGTGTTGTGACAAAGTAACCGAACATCACGAGGTTCATCATTAGGTCATCATGGTTACCGTCACTGGCCTGATACGAAACACCATTAGCGACAAATGTAGAGATTTCTAAAATAGTATTATCGTCGTGTATTACAAGTTTCTTTTCTTCTAGAATATCTTTGATGGCAGAACAACCTAAACGTTTTGTTTTGCGAGTGATTTCAACACCGATTGAATTAGATTTTACGGCTGAGGAGAGATGTATATTTTCGTATTCAAGGTCGTAGTATAAACCATTACATACCACAGAACCTTGGTCATTTGATTCTACAACCACATAAGCGTTGTTATAAACGGTTGCATACTTATATATAATATCAGGGAAGAGTATTGGAGAGATAGTATTGTTCCGATACACAGCCACTTGACTAAAAGGGCGTGTCGTAATGTCAATAATAGTGAACGTAGAATAGTCCTGACCTCTTCCTTTCGAGACATCAACGGTCATGATGTACTCGTGCTTGCTAGCAGGTTCGTTATAAATTTTTAGAAGACCGCCCTCTAAAACCTGCCGAGGCGCTTTTGCCCTTAGTGACAGAAGTGTCTCGGCATTTATAAGGGTGTCCCCTGTTCCAAAAAAGGTGTTGCCAAATTCTTGGTCAAATTGGAGTGACGAAGTATTCGCAATTGTTTGGGCTTTCCATTCTTCATCCCTACCGGGAACATCCCACCAGTCTACACGAAACGATTTAAATTCATTTATACCTTGTTCGGCGCCTTCCCATATTTTGTGGAACACGTTTCCGATTCCGTTGGCGGTTGAGGTGATGATGACTTTGGTGTCTTTTCCTGCGGATACAACAGGATAGGTGGAAGTGTAGAATTCAGATGCTCGCTCAACAAAAGCAAATTCATCGAGATAGAGCAAATTAACAGACATGCCCCGAATAGAAGACCCGCTAGTGGCAGCAGCAATAATCCGAGAATTATTAGAAAACTCGATAGAACCTTTATTAAGAGTTTTACAGCCTGGTTGTAAAAAGAAAGGAAGATTCTCAAGCATGAGTGTAACACGTCCAAGCATCTCTCTTGAAGTGGCACCTTTGTTTGCGAGGACTGCAACGGTTTTTTCTGGATGGAAGATTGCATACCAAAGGAGATAGGCGACTGACGAAATTGATTTACCAGATTGTCGACAAGCAAGTACAACATTAAAACGATTATTGTTAAAATGGTCGAACATGCGTTCTTGATAGGGGTAAAGATTAAAAGGAACAAGTCCGCTATCCAACGAAATAATTTTGACATAATTTTCAGCAAAATATGATGGGTTGTCCATACATTTTTTATATTCACGAACTTCATCCTTAGTCCATTCCTGAACCACACCATCACGTTTTACATTGATGTTGCCGAGATATGTTTCGTTATTCATTCTCAGTAACGAGTTTTGCATCATCACTAATCACCTTCTCTTCATTCTGTAATAAACGTTGCAAATCTGTTGTGCTTCCTAAAAACACATTGTTGTTTGTGATTTGTTTTTGTTCAGGTACCTCTTCTCTCATCACGTCTTTATGTTTTTTGTTCAGTTCCATCAACTTGTCTGTGACATCAGCGATGTTTTTAATCATACCTGACAAAACTTCAAAAGCCCGTGGGTGTTCTGATTCACGTGCCACCTGTATCATCAATTCAAGGGATTCTTTACCTCCCTCAATTAATTCGAGATACGTATCACGTGAAGTATCATAATCGTCTTGTATATTTTTTGTATTGTTATTGTCATTATTTTTCATCAAACACTATCCAATGCATTGAAATATTCATAACTAAACCCAAAATCACTATCAGGACTTACTGCTAAAGGATTCGGAGTTGTCCTAAGTGTTTCAAGTAGAGTATCACTATCTCCGGTTAATCCAGTGCCTTGTTGATAAATCAGTCCATCAACCTGACGAATAATAGGTCCAGTAGATAGAGGACCATAGAAACTAATTTTCATGGAAAAGTCCATCGTGTAGATGATAGTTCTTCTAGCTTCTAATGGTCCCTCATAATCATCCTGAAAATTCAGCCCTTGTAATACGATAGGCACATCGTCTTTAATATCTGTTAAGTCTTCAAGAGGTTTGACCGTTACTGTATATTGTGGATTAAAGAACGGAATAATCTGTTCAACGATTTGTAATGCATCGTCTTGAGATTTTGCATATGCGTTTAACTGAAAGTTGATATTGTAGGGAACAGAAGTATAGAGTCGAGTTCTATCTGATACGCTACTACTTCCGTTTGTTAATTGTTTTGATCGAGAATTTATTTTAGGTAATTGTCTCGCAAGGTCATATTCCATAGATACGATTTCAAAGGACAAACGAGGTAACTTAATTGCAATCTGTCTTTCTGCATCCTCTCCTTTATTCATCTGTTCTATTCGTTCGATGAAATTTCTTTTGGGCGCATAAGAAAGCGGCACCTTAACCTGACTAATAACCTCCCCACTAGAATTCTTTCTTAAAACATAAATATTATTAAACAATGAACCGAAAACGGCAACAGCCTTTCTAACCCGCTGATGATAAAAATATGTACCAAACATTACTGTGGATCTCCAAACGGATTAGATTCAGTGAAATCTAAGAAATCACTCTCAAACACATCAAAGATATCGTTCTGGGCTTCACGTTGAATATTTTGTAATTCTTCGATGAGTGTCGGTGTTCCGACAGCACCAGAGGTTCCACCAATAACTTGTGCGGTTGTGGTGAATGTGTGGAATTCACCATCGTTAGCTCCGACATGTGCCAGATAAAGTTTATTGTTTACAGCGTCCCAGTTCACCACTTCACCACTCATCGTATATTCTGTGTTGTCCTGACTAACAGATTCACCAACTTCAAAGGTTCCAGTGACAGATGCAAATGTCATGACATATTGATACGCTGAGAAGTTTTCTACTTGGTCAATCTCTTCAATGTCTGTGTCAAAGTCTTCGTCGTTATACTCAAAGAGTTCACAACGCATTCTAAATGTAGGAAGATTCTTTAACTGAAAGAACGGTGTCTCTGTTTCTACTTTCATAATCTGAAACATAGATTGAGACAAAGGTAAATAGATTACATCACCTTCACGGGGACGAAAGAAGGGAACTACATCGGTGGCTTCGTTTTCTGCGACTACACTATTCCATCTTCTACGAGCAACAATAAACGTGGCTGCATCTCGAATCTCTACACCAAACTTGGTGAACAAATCGCCTTCACCATCAAACCCTTCAGTGTTTTCAATGTACATTTCAATTCTGTAAGCATCAGAAAAACGAGAAACCGAATCGTCAACAAAGACATCATCTTTATTAACTAATTCTCTTGGTAGATAGTAAACGTCCTGTCCGTACATCTTTAAGGATTCAACAACTAAATCCTCGTACAACAACTGTTCGCTTTTTCTACCCTGACTGAAATATGGATTAGTAGCCATTTAATTAACCCACAAAAAAGTCTGGTGGAAGTTCTTGTTCCAAACGAAGTTTTTCTTCTAGTTCCCTTAACTCTGTGTTAGCATCATCTAGAATCTGTCTGCCACTGATTGTGACGCCTCCTGGCAACTGCATTCCCTCAAACTTGGACATATTCATACCCCACTGTTGTTTAATTAAAGCGGTGGTGTAATTTTTTATGAACATGTCATTATAAACACTAGAAAACGAATCAGGATCAACTGCGGTATAGACTTCTGCAACAACATAATCACCAACGGCTAAATCACCATTTGACCATTCGCCCCAAATGTAAAGTCTATCTTGATGACGTGACCAAGTGGTTTGCGGATATCCCGACAATACCATATCTAAAAATTCTAAGTATTGTTGCATCTGATAGTAATATGCCATACCACCAGCGAAGTTCATGAAATCGCCTAAACTATTCAGCATCATCTGATAACGAATGTCAAATAGATTAACAGAAGAAAAGGTTGGGTTTAAAGGAAACATTTGAGACACGTACAATACGTTAGAATCTATGGGAATATACCCATTGTCTTTATCTGTTTGTGTGATAACATGTTTTAAATATGTACGGTAGGAGGCATCAGAATGAAACTCTTGATACATCTGTAATGCATCATCAACCTTATCTTCAATTTGGTCGTCATCAACATTGATTTCAATTACAGGCGCACCTAATCTGCGAAGACAGAAATCTATCAGTGATTGCCTTGAATTTGGTGTTGCCATTATTGTTAATCCTTTTCTTCAATAATATTTATTGGTTAGTTTATAACGACCTTTTTAACCAAAGTATTTTTAGTAATAACTACCTTGTCAACCCTGGCTTTATTTTCCACTACTTTTTTAACTACAGCTGTCATATATTATAGATTCGGTAATTTAGTAACGGATGGGGTTACGAAAATCTGACCTTCCATAACTCGTTCGATTTCTGCAATTGAACCAGAACTATCTCTAGCAATCTCAAGGTCATAGACATACCTTTTATTTGCTTTTAGATTATCCGTTTGAGTGTAGGATAAAGCAAGATTAATAATTCCAGACGCAGCAGAATCTACTGTGCAAGTAAACACAGTAATATTATCACTGTCAAGATTATAGTTTGGACTGATGTGAGCAGTCGGCGCGTAATTGGTTAAATTCTTAGCCGTACCGTCTTTGTTTGTAAGATAGACATCAATAGAAACTGAAGAACCTTGGTCTATCGTTAGGTCTTTATAATAGGACATATCCCAACCCATCATTAGTGTTGTGTGTATATGTCCTATTTATAATAATGTGTTGTTCTGGTAAAAACGTATATTCAGTTGAAGATTTCCCAGATTAGATCCATTAGTTAACTCCTTATTAAATTGCTGAGATGATGAAAGCCAGAAGTTCTGAATAACGTACACCCATGCGGGTACCTTCTTCACCAGTTTCTTCGTCTTTCCAAGGCGAGTTGACAAACATTGCATAGCGTCCAGCGTCTAAGCCTTCAGCGGTAAACGCATCTTGTAGGTCTTGAGCAATGATGCCGAAATGAATACGTGCTTCGTCACCCTTTTCTGCTACTGATGACTTCCAGCGGAACTTGCGTAGTAAGCCTTTAGCCGCTACAGCAACACGTTGTTCTGCGTCTGACAGTGCTTCAATGTCCTGCTTTTCGTTGCGGTCAGAGGTTTGGATAATGTTGTTAGTTGCGAATATGTCATCCCACCTTTTATCACTTCTGCCCAAGTCAATCGAATTATCGACGCTTGGCCCCCACCCGCCACTAACAAGGCCTTGATTGCCCGAGTTATTCATTACTATTGTGGCGCTTCCTGAACGAATCATAGCAATTTGTCCGCTGGCATCATCTTGCTGGATTGAAAGTCTAGCAGCTGTCGGGTTATTTACTCCGATGCCGACCCAGCCAGTGTCCCCTAGAATTGTAAAGCGTGGGGTGTAAGTGTCGGCAAGCGCGCCAGATCCCAATGAAGTAGTCCCGCTTGCAATTTCAAAACCATTGTCTACAACTTCTTGAGCCGCAATTCTCCAGTTATAATGTGTTGCAGAAGTAGTTCCGAAATGAAATTCAGGACTAGCATTTTGTAGAAGAATGTCGCCGTTCTCATCAATCCTCATTCTCTCATTTGCTTCACTTGCACCTTGAGAGAAAACGATTGGTGCATTCGTACCAGCACCAACCGCGTCAGTATGAACTGTTGCGTAGGTAGCAACATTAGAATTGTTTCTACCTAAAAACTGAAGTAATGCTTTACTGTTAGCGGTATCATTAGATTGAATTCTAACAATTGCGTCAGGCGCGCCGCCGTCAGCTTCTACAACGTGGAATAATGCGGCCGGTGCCTGCCCAATGCCGACATTGCCCGAGGCATCGATGCGCATGGCTTCTGAGGCTAACTGCGTTCCTGTTGAGGCATCTCCGTAACGGAACATAAGAGCAGAGCCATCAGCTTGAATAGCAAAGTCTGTAGATGCTGCTGAAATATCGTGAAAAACAACAGCAGGAGTATATGACTCAATATGAATTGTGTAGTCATCTAAAGAAGAAGTAGTGTCTTGGACATGGAGTTTACTATTAGAATCTGGAACAATGCCGATCCCGACGTTGCCATCTTGATCGATGCGCATCCTCTCGGTTAAGGTGCTGGGACTGATGAAATTATGACTGCCTGTAGAAAATTTTATACCGCCTTTACCCTCGGCCCCGGCGGGTTTATATAAAGAAATTGAAGCATTTGCAAAGTATCGAGGGTTTGTATTAGTAGACCCTATGATGGTAAATAAATCGGAATCTTGGTCGTTCGCCAAGGCATACTTGGCGACACCAGATAAAACCACTGCGGCTCCCAAATCAGCTGCCCCAGTCGTTCTTCTAAATTCTTGTTGTAGAGATAAATTAATTCTATCATCTGAAGTGCTTGGGTCGGCTAGGAAACTGAGAGTACTGCTCGCGGTGGTGCCTCCAGCGACCATGGTAATACAACCATTATGATCAATTACCATTCTTTCAGGGGTGACACTCCCGTTGCCAGTGTTAACGACGAAACCGCCGTAAGGGTCAGTCTGATTTTCTAATGTTTGTCTACACTCAATCTCGGTTATTATATCGCTTTCCGTAGACCATCTTATATTACCATGTAAATCACCTACGTCCCAATCAGAGCTGGTTGTGGTGTTCTCAAGAATCAATGATTCTCCACCAGATGCTCCTCTAATAGTGAAATCGCTATTTGTTGGGTCGAAATTAAATTTCGTAACATCGGACGTGTCTGTAATTAAAACTTTGCCACCGACATTTTGATGAATTATTAAATCTGAGCCATTAAAATACATAAAATAATCATCACCAGTACCCATTCTCATATAATCGTTATCTAGGAAGTCTATTACACCTCGAATATTAAGTATATTATCAATGGTGAAATTAGTGAAATGACCACTAGCCCAGGTGTTACCAGCTGTTCCTACGTTACGTTGATTATCAAGAGACGGTAGAATATCACCTGCAAACAATTTAGTACCACCGAAGTACTGTGTGCCGGTGCTGACTACACCCGCAACCGTACTACTGGCATTAGGCAAGGTTCTTGTTGCAGCATTTGCAACCGTAACAGAACCGATGGTGTCTACCGTGATATTCAGTGTATCAAGCACATCAACACCTGAAGTATTGACAGTAATTGTTCTTCCTGTGTAAGCAGGGTGAACATAATTATTATATGTTGCGGTAGATACAGCTGTAACGTGACCCATTTCATCTACGGTGACACTTGCAATACCAGTTGAACCTTGTACACCACTAAGGGTAGATGTGTCGTGATGGGCAAAGGTGATTGTATCACCACTTTCAGAAATGTCAAGACCGTCAGTACTACCAGTTTGTGCTACTGCCAATATAATATCGTCGTTTCCTGAACCAGAACCTCCAGCAGTTAATCGAATTTTTTCTGAGGAGGCATCATCACCGGCCACTGTGCTAATAGAATAAGTTGTATTTGTATTATCACTAGCAGGAACTGTTACTGTTTTAACATTAGCTGCTGTAACGTGGCCACGTGCATTAGTCGTTATGCCATCAATAACGGTAAATGTACCACCATACGCTGGAGATCCAGTACTTGTAGTGTCAGTTCTTGTTATATCTGAGTGATTGATGGTAATAGTTTCATTACCAGTTTGGTTAGTTGTAAAAGCACCAGCAGAATTTTGTAAATCATTACCCCCTGCGATAGTAATCGTAGCATCACCGATTGAGGTCGTTGCACTTGTTATAGCAGTAATGTGTCCATGTGTATCAAGTGTAATATCTTGGACGAATGTGTTTCCACTATTATTGACGCTTCCTTGTGTTGATGTGTCAGAATGGGCAACAGTAAGTCCAGTGGCAGAAGTACGAGTAATTGTAATCGCATCTCCACCTGTAAGTGTTAAATCGTCGTTTCCTGAACCAGAACCACCAGCCGCTAATCTAATTGCTGGATTATCATCGGTTCCACCTGTCTGTATGATTGATAAATCATAAGTTGTATTTGTATTGTCACTAGCAGGAACCGTTACTGTTTTAACATTAGCAGCAGTTACGTGGCCACGGGCATTAGTCGTTAACGAATCAATAACGGTAAATGTGCCACCATACGCTGGGGATGTGTTGGATGTCGTGTCAGTTCTTGTTATATCAACGTGTTGAAAACGAATAGCATCATTTGTAGCATCAACATCAATATCAAAATCATTTCCACTAACAAATGTCAACGTGTCTGAATTGGTATCAGCGACAGCAGAACCTGTATCGGTATAACTGTATCCAGTATCGGTATCAGTAATAGTGAAAGTTTTGAAAATGTTTTGTGCAGAACCTTTATCTGTGTTGGTCACACTAAAAGTTAAATCATATGGGTCTGCATCAGTACCATTTGAAGTATCTGTCCAGTTGATATCAATAGAAGCACCATCTCCAGTACCTTCTACAAACTTCCACTCATTCGCCTGATTAATTGTAACTTCAGTACCGTCACCATCTTCTACTTGAAAAGACCTTATATACCTGTTGTCTAAGTTAGTTGTTGCTACAGAAGCGGCAGTTACGTGACCGTAAGTATCGAAGGTGAATGAAATATCTTGGAGTACAGTACCGTTAGAATTATCAGAAGATAAGTTGCCCACCGTTGATGTATCAGCATGATTAATGGTTACTACATTTCCTTCAGCATTATTTGCTGTTTCACTGATACTGATTGCATCACCCTGAACAATATCAGCAACATACGCACCTGTCGTATCTGTACCTAATGCGACGGAATTGGCGGCTATAGTAGTCGCAAAAGAGATTGTTCCATCACCCAGATTTGTGAGTGTGGCGTTTCCAGTACCAGTGACATCACCCGTTAAAGTAACAGTAACAACGGGGTCTGGTTTGCTCTGAATATAAGACCAATCCAAATTACCTTCAAGGGTCGCTGCAACAAGAGTTGCCAACGCAGGTGTATCAAATGCGGTATTTAATCTAGCTTTCCATTTATCGTCACTTTCGTCAAATACAAATGACGCAGAATCCAATGTTCCTCTATCAATGAAAATACCTGATACCGCAAGTTCACCACCAGTACCACCATTAACACCCGCTGCAGTTTCACCATCGTTTAAAGTAATTTTTCTATCACTAACAGCGAGGTCGTTCTGACCCGTTGTATCAAGAGTACCTGTCGCTTCAATGTTACCTTCAACTTTTAAATTACCCGTGACAAGAACAACCGGATTAGTGTTTTTAACTTCTAATCTTTCTGTACCACCAGTAACAATTCTGAATTGGTCGGCCGCATGAAACTGAAGATAAGTGTTGGTGTCCCCAGTAGAAATAATCTGATCGTCGATATAAAGATCGGCGATACCAGAAACATCACCTGTTAATTTTGTGTTACCGTTTACTTGTAATAAGTTAGAACCATCATCGGTAGCAGTACCGATTAACACATTACCCGTGTTTGGATTTAATTGAATTGTTCCATCAAGTTCTACTAATACGGCTGGAATGCCTGATTGATCGTTTATTGAGAAAGAATATCCGTCACCATCACTATCGATATTTGCAACGCTGAATAATTGACCTGTAGAAGCCTCGAAAGAAAGTGTAGAAACAGAACCATCATAACTGGCACTGAGAGTAATAGTATCATTACCACTACCGTCTGCCCCAGTGAATTCTATTTTCGGTTCGTTGGCAGTACCAGTATTAGGTGTAATTAGAATATTTTTATCGTCAAGTGCCATAGTGGATTATCCAAACTCGTTGAGGTATATGTTCTATTTATTTATATCGTTTTTTAAAGACCGAACTGTTTTCTTTGGGCGATAAAATTTTGTTTGACTTCGCCTTCACTTAGAACCCTAGAATAAAATCTAACTAAGGGTATCTCACCCTGAAATCTTTGATTAGGATCAACAGAAGGAGTCGTTGTGTTGCTATCTAATTCTTGACCTACACAAATTCCATTTGCATATGCAATCGAAAAAGTAGTTGTCGCAGCGTTAGTTCCTAATGATACACCATTAATAAAGACTTCGACGGTACCACCAGTTCCTGTTGCTACAAAGTGATAATAGACATCAGTCGCAGGTGTAAAACTCCACGTAACACTAGCAGTATTTTCTAATTGTATATTGCCAGTACTTTGTCTAAAATACCAAAGAAAATTATTTCCTGAACCTGTTTGTAGAAATGTGTCGATATTACCACTACTCAGTGCTGTTCTTTTTAACCACATTTCAACCGTCCAAATTCCAGACGAAGCCTGAGCAGATAGAGCGGATGCTTCAATATCAAGTCTTGAAGTAGTAGATGAAAAGTTAAACCCCCGATTATCGTTCGGATATGTCAGATCTTTAACTGTAATTTCATGGCCACCTTTCAAATCAACAAGGGACTGAGTATCACTTCTTGTTCCGTCAACAAACGGTGTTGCAAAACTACTAGCTTCGAGTTGTGGGTCAAGAATTAATACGCCAGAACCAGGCGTTCCAGCATACGCTTCTAAACGAGTAGCGGAAG